TGCTACTTGACTAGGAAATCCATCACCCGTAAATTGATAGTTACTTGACCCGCCGTGACCTACGTTAAAGCTAACTCTAGCACCTTGTACGAAACCTAGAGCGCTATCCAACATTTGATCTACGCCGCTTGAATCCAGAGCGTTAGCTGTGAATGCACTAGTGTCTGGAGTAAATGCATTGAATGCACTATCCAGCATCTGATCAATATCATTCGAATCTAATAAACCGTGTATTCCAGGCCTTGAGTTTGTAGATAAGAAACCTATTGCGCTATCAATCATCTGATCAGTAGCGTTAGAATCTAAATGACCACTTGAATCCAGAAGAGTTTGAACTCTCGCTTTTGTATGATATAAGTTAGTTGAACCCTCTGTAAGGTTGTCAGTTGTCTTTTGACTAAAGTCAGAATCAAATCCTGCATAACCACCAACGATTGTTTCTGTAACTGTTATCGTATCAACGTTAATGTTAGGTGCAGTAATAGGCTTATTGAATACGAAATCATCTAGTGATGCGCTGTATGTCAAGGTAGCACCAGCACCATTAATAGTTAGTCCTGCCCCATCGGCTGCGGCACTATCAGCAGCACTGTCTGCTAGTACGAGATTCTTATCGTTGAGAGATACAGTTGTTGAGTTGATGGTTGTTTGAGTACCTTCAACTTGCAGGTTACCTAGTATCTTAACAGTACCGGTATTATCACCTACAGTTGCGGGATCGATTATAAAGCTCGCAGGACCACGTAGTTGTCCTTCTAATGTAATATTTCCAGCTGCCGTATCATCGACATCTGATCTTAAAAATTGTGTGGAGTTCAATCCATCTACAGTGCCAGCGTCTATTTCTAATGTATCAATGTGTGTTTTAGAAACAGCACTGTCAATCATTTGATCTACGTCTTGTGAATCAATTAGACCGTGCTGGCCAGGTCTTGAATTAGTAGATGCAAACTGCAGTGCACTATCAATCATTTGATCAACAGAAGCTGAATCAATACCAAACGCACCTATTGCACTGTCTAGCATTTGATCAACTTGCGCTGAATCAATAGTCTGTAAGTTTATAATTCTCGTAAGTACTGCTGAATCGATTCCACCAGTTGCAGAATCAATCATACGTGATACCATCGCAGAATCTACGTATGGGAAGTCAGTAAGTTGACGTGCACGAATATAAGCTGAATCTACTAAGTCTGTAGTATCAGAGTCTGAACGTGCAGATGTATAGTAAAGGTTAGTAGATCCTTCAGTTAGATCATCTGTATTTTTAAGGCTGAAGTCAGAATCAAATCCAGCATAGACACCAATAAATTGATTTGTAGTTCTTACATTACCACTTACTAAAACATTACCGCCAGATGGAAGTAGTGATAAGTTACCATCTGTTCTAATATCACCACTATCAATTGTAGTATTATCAACGAGTAGTTTGTCTATCTTATTATTTGCATCTGTTATGATCGCACTATTAGGTGTAAGCGTACCTTTAGTATGATCTAACATGTCTGTAAAGAATGCGCCACCTACGACGAATGAAACACCAGAATCTTGTGATCCTATGTAGAGTGTCTGACCTGAATCACCACTAGCAAATGAATATGCTAATTCACCTTGAAATAAGTTATTGGGTCTTTTGTTAGTGAGACTGTTCTTAATTCGTATTATAAAGCGTGGTAATGTAATTCTGGACATTAGTATGTTCCTCCACTAACTCCAGCTTTATTAACAAATTTATTTGTCGCCGCATCAAAAACTATAATGTCACCGTCTTGAACGCCAGTTATTGTTACATTTGACAGGTCATTAAGTTCTTGTACACTAGCTCCTACTACTCTTCGTATAGGAGTTCCTATTACAATTTTTGCTACGTGTGTTGTACTTGCTGTTGGCATATTACGTCACCGATGGGCTGACTCTTATCTTACCTTCAAGTATTCTTTCAATAATGGTGTTACCACCACTATCATCTACGAAAGAAAGTTCCACATCATATACGTAGTTACCGACTTTGAGTGCATCTGTTTGAGTGTTTGTTAAGGATAGAGTTACCAGGCCATCACTGACAGGGGCGTTGATAGCAGCTGTAAAGGAATGAGTATCTGAGGAATCGCTGTTAAAGTTTCTTTTCATTTTGGCAGCAATAGAATAACCGTCGAGGTTTTTTTGATTGCCGTCTGCATCTTCTAAATGTAGCTGTATCGCTACGTCAGATCCTTTATCGATCTTGAATAATTCGTATTGTGCCATTTTACCACTCGATACTAAGTAACTCGAACATTCTCTGTTAGCTTTATTTATACATATAGATAGTTACATGAATGTTGTATTATTGAAACACGGCGATAAATATAGCGCCGACGATGTAAATAAACAAGCACAAAGTATAATTAAAGTTTCGAAAGGTATAATGGGACAAATATACTGTTTTACAGAAGATAGAACAGGCGTTGATATTGAATGTTTAGACATACCTGAAAAACCAAAGCTAAGGCGTTGGTGGAACAAAATGCATTTGTTTAGAGATAACTTCCCTTTGACAGGCAAATGTGTATTGTTTGATTTAGATATAGAAATAAAAAAAGATCCTTTCAAGTACATATCAGAAATAGACTTTTCTTTACCTACATTCATGAAAGATGACTGGAAAAAAGATTTACATTACAAAAAACATTCATACGAAACTGAATTAAATAGTTCAGTGTTAGCTTGGACAGCACACGAAAATACTTACATATGGGATTTATTTTCAAAGAACATTGATTATAATACTAGAAAGTACAAAGGTATCGATAGGTTCTTTTGGCATGAAATAAAAGATTGGAATACGTTTAACAGTGGAATACATGAATCCGTTATTGTATAAAAAAGTTTTAAAAATTATCGATAAAATTTACAAAGAATCTATGTACAATGAAAACATAGATCTATTTAGAATTAAAGATCTCATAGATTCTATGAGTGATGGTCAAATAGAATGTAAGACATGGGCTGTAGAAAAGCTTAAACCTTTTATTACTGAAGAGTACGATGCATGCTTAATCATAGGTGGTTGGTACGGCTTAATGTCACATATGCTTAGTGAAGCAGGTTTTAATAGACAGATTATAAATTATGAATTAGACGAAGTCTGTAACAAGATGGCTAAAAAAATTAGAATACACGATAACATAAAATTTAAACATGAAGATGGGTTAGAATTATTTCATAGTAAAGATACAAATAATGAAGTGAAAATTGTAATATGTACAGCATGTGAACATATAGATCAATCTGAAATAGATTTTTCATTTAAGTTAAAAAATAAAAATATGTTAATGTGCTTACAATCAAATAACTATTTCGATGTTAACAGCCATATAAACTCTAAAGTATCGTTAGATGAATTTGTAGAATCATTGCCTCTAAAGAATATTATGTATGCAGGAAAAAGAAATGTAGATGATGTTTATGAAAGATATATGGTAATAGGCAAATGAAAAGAATAATTTTTAGTCTCTACATTGATATACCGGAAGATGAACTTGACTATCAACCGCCGTATCATAACGATACAGTATCAAAAACAATACGCACTAAAGAAAGATTAAAAGAATACTATCCATGGCTTAAGCACATGCAACAAAAATATGCTAAGTCACTAGGCATAGATTACAAACTATTTGAGTATGATAAAAATTACATTGATTATAAAAATATGTTCAATAACAAATATCCTATGATAACAGCATATAACATAGTAAATTTTTATAAAATACATTTGATGTATGAAATGGCAAAAGACTATGATGAGATTTTATATTTGGATTTTGATGCAGTACCAGTGAGTAATCATAACTTTTTTGATTATTGGGATGTATCTAATAATGGTGTGGCAGTATTAAGAAATAAAAGAATGGCTGACGAATTCGATAAACAGTTGCCCTCTTCAGCAGAAAGATATAGAAAACACGGTAGAGCTTTTTCAATTAGGTCGCCAGCAGCTAAGTATTGGAATGCAAGAGCTTTGTTAATTGATCATAACTTAAGTGGCACAAATGATGTATATAATACAGGTATAGTAGGTGTATCTGCAAAAGATTTAGAAAAACTAAATTATTTTGATGACTTTACATATTTATTAAACTTAATGACTGAACTAAGAGAAGATGATGGCATGTGGCCTGATCACATAAAAGCTATGTTTGGTTACGATAACGAAACTATATGGAGTTTTCGTATGAATACTAACAACGTAAATAAGCAATGGTTAGACGATAAGTGGCATCATTTCATGGATAAGTGGAACTATGTACCAAAAGAAACAAATATAGTTCATGTTATTAATAAAGAATTCTCATATGTGAAAGAATGGTATGAAAAGAATAATCTATAGTATTTACACCTCTACAGTTGACCCACATAAATCTTCTACTGATTATAAAAAAGCGCAGTTTGAAAAGTATAAACACTGTCTTGAAAAGGCACATAAAAATTATGCTTACATGTGTAACGCTGATTATGATTTAGAGATCACACCTGAAACTGATTACGATAAAATACAATTCGATAAAATAAAAAAACTTCAATACTTAATTAAGTACTATGATGAGGTTCTATACTTAGATTTCGATGTTGTGCCTACTACAAATAAAAATATATTTGATTATTTTGATTTTAGTAAGATATGCTCTTACGGCTTAGAAAGAGTACCAATAAAGAAGAAAATGATGTGGGCCTTAAAAAATGATAGTTTTGATAGTATGAATATGTTTGTAAAAACATGTGCTAAGAATGCAATGTTATTATTAGATGGAATAAACGGGACAAATAATATTATAAACACAGGTGTGATAGGTGGAAATAAAGAATCTATAGAAAAATTAAATTTCATTAATAAATTTGATGAAATGGTTTCTATTTTGGAAGAAGCAAAAGAAGATAATTTGTACCCTACTGAAATAAATAGATTATGGAAACCAAACAACGAAATTTTTGTTACATATCTAATTGAAAGATTCAATATTCCTTACACTAATATTGGTTTACAGTGGAATTTTATTTTAGATAAGCTGTGCCCTAAGCCATCAGCAGCTGCACATATGTTACACCACGTCAATAAAGAATTTGAGATAAGTTTTGGATAAACAAAAAAAACTATTACCCATTGGTTCTTATCGCGGAAAACTTGCCAAAAAAATTAAAGAATTCCATAAGGAATTAATGTTACAAAATAAAAGCTTTTGTCCTATAGCATTTAGAGAAATATATACTGACAACGCTGGTAGACATAGACTTTGCTGCCATGCAAAGTTCGACCCAAAATTTTCAAAATTCTCTGAAGAAAAAACTTTACCTTTCGATTATTTCATGTCTGATGAAATGGAAGATATAAGACAGAAAATGATAGAAGGCGAGATAATAGAAGCTTGTAATACTTGTAGGCAAATAGAAGAAGCCTCTGGCACATCTTATAGACAAAAGGCATTAAGATCATATGGAATTACTAGTGATGTTGAAAATGTGGCGCTTAAAGTCAGGTCGTATGGTAACTATTGCAATCTAGCTTGTTATATGTGCCATCCTCAAAATTCAACTGAGAGACAGAAAGAGCTCGATTTAGTTTTTCCTAAATCTAATTTAGAAGATTGGAATATTTTTAGAAAAAATGAATTAGCCACAGTTGGAAAAAGTAAAAAGTACAGTGATTGGGAAAAGTACTTGGAGCATATTTTAGAAAACATTCATCTTATCGATAGATTTCAAATGATGGGAGGCGAAACTTTACAGTTGCCAAAATTCTGGGAGTTTTTGAATGCGATTCCAGACGAGCATGCAAATAGAATTCACGTTTCTTCACAATCAAATTTAACTGAAATTAGATACAAGAATCAATCCATATTTGATTTAGCAGATAAATTTAAAAATTTTTATATAGGTGTTTCTGTCGATCACTTTGGAGAAAAGTTATCTTTTATGAGATACCCAATCGATCGTAAAAAGTTTGAATCTAATTTATATGAACTATCTGAATCTGGTAATATACGTTTTAATATTAATTGTACAGTTTCTTTACTAAACATTGCTGAAATACATGATATAGAGTCTTATTATGAAAACAATTTTAAGTTGCGTTATTCAGTAGATTTTAATAATGTAGTCAGAGGCCCCAGATATTTAAGTATACGAAATTTGCCGCAAACTATGAAAAACGAGTACATAGAAAAATACAAAGAATATCCATACATACTTGCTGAATTGAAGAAACCGGTTTACCATTCAATAGATAAATTTATGACATATTGTGATAAGTTATCATTACACAGAAGTTTTGATTGGCGGCCATTATGGAAAGACTTTATAGACGAGTTACAAAAAGAAAGTTAACATGTCGTACTGTGCATTAATAAATTATGGTATGACTATACAACCAGATGGCCAAGTTGCACTATGCTGTAATGA